ATGAGATTTTCGCCGGCCTGGGAATTCAAAGAGATTCACCAAGGGTGGGTAACCGAGTATCAGCACATGAGTAACCGAGGAAGATACCCACAGGGCGCTGAGAATGTCGCAAGGCACCCTGGGCTCGCAGATCGTGAACGTGCCGAACAGCTCTTGCAGGAGGAGCGGGCCGAAGCTGAACAGAAAGCGCGCGACCAAGCAGCTGCCTGGGTGCCGAGCAACCTGCCGGAGGCTGAGCGGGAGGTGTGGTTGCGGGTGTGCCCGGAGTTGATCCTTGCGGGCAGGATGAAGCCGCTGTTCTCCGATTCTTTGCAGCAGTATTGCGAAGTGCTGGTTCGGATGAATAAGTTGCGGCAAGAGCTCGACGAGGTGGACTGGGTATATGTGACGACGGGGCGCCATGGAAAGCAGTACAAGAGCCGGCCGCAGGTGGCGCAGTTGAACGACGATTTCCGTAAGTTCACGCAACTGGTTGCACACTTCGGCATGAGCCCGGCGACAGAGATGCGATACGCGGCAGCCCGCCAGGGCGACTTGTTCGATAACGAGTTCGACCAGCTGGATTGATGAAAACGACAGCCGAGCATATCGCTGATATCTGGCGGTATGTGGAGGCTGTGCGCTCCGGTGAAAGGCTCGCGTGCCGCTGGGAGAGGCTTGCGGTTGATCGATTCGTTGCGGATATCGATCGCCAGGATGAGTCTGACTGGCCCTGGGTATTTGACGAAGGGAAAGCCGCAAGGGTTATCCAGTTCGCCGAGCTGTTTAGCCACGTGAAAGGGCCCTGGGCTCGGCTGCGGGGAAGGGCTGGCAGGATCACGCTGGAGCCCTGGCAAAAGTTCTTTCTGGCCAACCTGTTCGGATGGGTGTCACGTGAAACGGGTTTGCGTCGGATAAATGAGGCCTATGTTGCGGTGCCGCGCAAGAACGCGAAAAGCATTATGGCCGCGATCATCGGCCTTTACATGCTTGGGCCTGAGCAGGAGCCTGGGGCGGAAGTGTATTGCGGTGCCACCAGCGAAAAGCAGGCGCTGGAGGTGTTTAAGCCAGCAAAGTTGATGGCGCAGCGGCAGCCCCACTATGCGCGCAAGTACGGGGTGGAGCGCAACGCGAAGAGTCTGGCTCGATCCGATGGGTCGGTATTTGCGCCGGTCATCGGCAAGCCAGGGGATGGAGCGTCACCGAGCTGCGCGATCCTGGATGAGCGTCACGAACATCCAGACGACGATCTGTACGACACCATGGCAACGGGCATGGGGGCACGTGAGGAACCGTTGCTGCTGACGATCACCACGGCCGGCGACAACCTTGAGGGGCCGTGTCATCGACAGGAGCGCGAATGCAAGCGTGTGCTGGAGCGCCTGGTGTCGAACGAGCGCCTGTTTGTGCTTATCTACACGGTTGATGAGGACATACCCTGGGATACTGAGGCGGCGCTGATCATGGCGAACCCGAATTACGGGGTTTCGGTCAGTGCTGACTACCTAAAGCATCGCCAACAGGTGGCAATGAACGATCCGGCGAAGGCTGGGATTTTCAAGACAAAGCACCTCAACCAGTGGGTCGGTGCGATGTCGGCCTGGATGAACATGGAGTGGTGGAATCGGCAGGCCGATCCTGATCTGACGCGAGAGCGGTGCAAGGGCATGCGTAATGTGGTGACGCTTGACCTGTCGAGCAAGTACGACATCACCGCTCGCGGGGAGGCATTCGTTGGCGCGGGTGAAGATGGGCTGACGCATTACTACCTGTTCGGGACGTACTACGTCCCGAAAGAGACGGCCGATGATACCGACAATCCGAACCATGCGCTGTACCAGGATTGGATCAACCGAGGCCACCTGATTGCGACAGAGGGAGACATCATCGATTACCAGGTGATCGAGGATGACACGATTGATCATTGCCGAGCGTTCGATACGGAAACGGCAGGATACGACCCTTGGGGTGCAACCCAGCTGGCACAGAATCTCGATGCCGCTCAGATTGAAATCGTTGAAATACCACAGACTGTCAAGCAGCTATCCGAGCCAATGAAATGGCTGCATGCCTGCACCAAGGCAGGCAGGGTACATCACGACGGCAACCCGGTGTTGTCCTGGATGATGAGCAACGTGGTGGCCAGAGAAGACAGGAATGAGAACGTGTTTCCGAACAAAGAGAACCGGCATTCAAAAATCGACGGTGCCGTGGCGGGAATCATGTGCATGTCCCTGCTGATGGACAGCGGTGAACGCGATGACAACGTATACGACCACCGTGGACTGATTAGCGTATGAGTTGGATATACGACCTGGTAGCCGTCATCGCCTTGGCTATGATCGGTGTCGGTGTGGCGATCGAGTGGCGGTGGACCTATGCCCTGGTAGTGGTCGGTGTGTTGTTGCTCGCCCTTGTGTTGGTGGCAACGGTGCCTTCGCGTCGCGTTAATCGCAGCGAGGACTAAACATGGGTTTTCTGACGGGCGACATTGGCGCGACCAAACGCGGCGATACGGACGACTTTTGGTATTCGAATCTTGGGATCAAAACGGCGAGCGGTGCGCGTGTTACAGCGGATCGCGCGATGCGCACTTCGGCGGTATTTGCCTGTGTTCGGGTGTTGGCTGAGTCGATCGGGCAGTTGCCGCTGCACATGTACGAACGCGTTGCCGATGGAAAGCGGGCCGTGCCGAATCACCTCCTCGAGGAGGTGTTGGCATTCCCGAATGCGTGGATGGCTGGGGGAGAGTTCCGGGAGCTGATGCAAGGGCACGCCTCGCTGCGAGGCAATGCCTTCGCCTTGATCGAGTTGGGCCCTCGCGGTTTGGTAAGCGACCTGTGGCCACAGCATCCAGACAGCGCCGAGGTAGATGTTTTGGAAGGGCGCCGCCTGCGTTACACGTTCAAGGAGCCGGAAACGGTTGCCAGGGCGGCGCAGAAGTATCGGTATTCGCAGGAGGAGGTATTCCATCTCAGGGGTTTGTCCGCTGATGGTGTGCTGGGGCTGTCGCCGATCGCGATGATGCGCGAATCCGTCGGCATTGCCCTGGCGGCGGAAGAATATGGCGCGCGATTTTTCCAGAACGACGCGACCGGCGGCCTGGTGATCGAACACCCAGGCTCATTCAAGGATGTTGAGGCTATCAAGCGATTCAAGGCGGGTTGGCAGGAGCAGCGTACCGGCGTGAATCGGCATAAGACGGCCGTGCTGGAGGGTGGAGCCAAGGTTAGTCAGATCGGGTTGACCAACAAAGACAGCCAGTTCCTGGAGTCGCGCAAATTCCAGATTGCCGACGTCGCCAGGGCCTTTCGTGTGCCGCTGCACATGATCAACGAACTGGATCGGGCGACCAACAACAACATCGAACATCAAAGCCTGGAATTTGTCGTGCACACGCTGGGCCCCTGGCTGGTGAAGTGGGAACAGGCAATTAGCCGCCAGTTGATCGGTGATCGCCGCAGGTACTTTGCGGAGTTTTTGGTGGATGGCCTGTTGCGTGGCGATGTGAAGAGCCGTTACGAGGCCTATAGCACCGGCATCAATACGGGCTTCCTGACGCGCAACGAGGTGCGCCGAAAGGAAAACTACAACCCGCTCGATGGGCTTGATGAGCCGCTGCGCCCACTCAACATGACGCCGGAAGGCCAATCAGAAGATGTTTCCCGGGAAACGGCAATACGCCTTGTGAGCGAGGAGTTGAGCGAACTGCGCGCGGCCTACAGCCCGGACAGGATCGACGCATTTATCAAGGCCACGCGAGAGATCTACAGTATCCACGCCAAAAAGCTCCAGGAAAGTTTGGGCTTGAGCCAGTTGGCATCAATGACCTACTGCGAGGTAGGTCGGCAGCAGATCAAGGAAAGCCAAGATATACCCGCGCTACTCGACAACTGGGAGAAGACCCGGGCGGCCGAGCTGGCGCTATTTTCACGGAGTTTCGGCTAATGCACTATGCGCGCATCGTACAAGCAATCTTTGAATCAGCCTGGGCCATTCAGCCGGCGAAGCTGGAAGCCATTGTTGAGTTCATTCACCTCAAGGCCAGTGGTCAGCCAGTGCCTGAGATACAGGCGGCATCGGGTTCGGAGCCAACCCTGATCGGCAGCGTGGCTGTCATCCCGGTGCGCGGAACGCTCGTTCAGCGGGCGAACCTGATGTCTGATTTCAGCGGTGGCGCCAGTGTTCAACGGCTTACTGCGCAGTTTCGCAATGCACTGTCTGATGACAGTGTCAGCGCGATCCTGTTCGATATCGACAGCCCGGGTGGGTCGGTATACGGAATCCAGGAGCTGGCCGACGAGATCTACAGTGCGCGCGAGAAAAAGCCCATCTTTGCGATTGCCAACAGCCTGGCAGCGAGCGCGGCCTACTGGCTCGGGTCGGCGGCTTCTGAATTCGTGGTGACCCCGTCAGGTGATGTTGGCAGCATCGGCGTGATCATGGCGCACACCGATCAAAGTCGACTCGACGATGCCCTTGGCGTGAAGGTGACCTACATCCATGCCGGCCAGTATAAGGCGGAGGGTAACCCGCATGAACCGCTGAGTGACGATGCCGCGACGTTCTACCAACAGCGTGTAGACGAGTATATGGACGAATTCGTTTCGGCCGTCGCGCGCTATCGTGGCACCACCGCCAGCGATGTGAGGAGCAACTACGGCCAGGGGCGCGTATACGGTGCCCGGCAGGCGCAAACGCTCGGTATGGTCGACCGTATCGAAACCTTTGACCATACGCTGCGCCGCCTGCAGGCACAGCGCAAAACGCCGCACCTGACCAGTGCCAGAAACAGTCTCAAGCGCCTGTCGCTCGGCAGGGCTAACCCCGGTGACTGAACGCCCTTCGGTGTAAAGCACCCATTTCGTAAAACCCTGAAACAAAGAGGACAGAGCAATGCCTGTTTCCCAATTGATGGCCCTGCGCGAAAGGCGGGCCGATCTGCTGGATGAGGCCAGCACCCTGCTGGCTGCGGCGGAAGCCGAGGACCGCGATCTGAACGATGAGGAGCAATCGCGGTATGAGGCTATCTCCGCCGAGGTTGGCGGTCTGGATAACCGTATCCAACGCCACGAGGCAATGGCGGATCAGGAGCGCAATGCCGTTCCCGTATCCAGCCATCGCGCCGGCCAGGATCACGGCGACACGCGGGTTTCGGCGCGCGACAGAATCGATGATGATCCGCAGCGCGGTTTCGCTTCGTTCGGTGAATACGCGCTCGCGGTGCGCGAAGCCGCGATTGCAGGTGGCCACGTTGACGATAGGCTGCGCATCGGCGCGGCGCCGACCAGCTACGGAAACGAAGGTAGCGGCTCAGATGGCGGTTATCTGATTCCGCCCGAGTTTTCGCGCAATGTGTATCAGCACAGCCTTGAAGAAGACGCGCTGCTGCCGATGACCGACAATGACCCTATCACCGGAAACAGCATGGTATACCCCAAGGATGAAACCACGCCCTGGGGGTCCAATGGCATTCGGGCTTACTGGGAAGGTGAGGCATCGCAGGGTAATCAGAGCAAGCCGGTGGTTGGGAGCTCCACGCTACGCCTGCGCAAGCTCTTTGCCCTGGTGCCGGTGACCGATGAGCTGCTGTCTGATGCCACCGCGTTGGACAGCTACATCAACCGCAAAGCGGGGGAGTCGGTGCGCTGGAAAACCAATGACGCCATCGTTAACGGCGATGGCGCTGGAAAGCCGATGGGGATCATGAATGCCGGCTGCCTGGTCACTCAGGCTAAGAAAACCAGCCAGACTGCTGACACCATCGTCGCGGAAAATATCGTGAAGATGTTTGCGCGCAACACAAGCCCGGCGCGCGCGGAATGGTTGATCAACCCGGATGCCTATCCGCAGCTGCCGCTGCTCACCCTTGGTGATCAGCCGATGTACGTGGGGCCCAATGGCATGGCGGATGCGCCGCTCGGCACCCTGCTCGGCCGGCCGGTGCGGATGACAGACACCTGCCAGACCGTCGGCGACCTTGGCGACATCATCTTTGCCGACATGAAGGGTTACAAGACCATCACGAAATCCGGTGGTATCCAGACCGATACCTCGATGCACCTGTGGTTCGACTACGATGTGATGGCCTTCCGTGTGATCTTCCGCGTCGACGGTCAGCCCTGGTTGTCTGATGCCATCACCCCGCCGAACAGCAGCGTGACCCGTTCGCCGTTCGTCACCCTGGCGGCCCGGGCATGATCGTAGGGCGGGCGTAAACCCGCCCGGTACCGCGCTCAACAGTGGATTTGAACTGAAGAACTGAATAGAGGAATTGAGAAATGAACACCCTTCTGAGTGAAGAAGTGGCAGTGGCTGGTGTGATCGATCCGGATGCGTACGCGGCCGGCACGGTGAGTACAGGTTGGGTCAACATGGCAACGTTCACTGCCATCGTGGCGATCGTCATGGCGGGTACCCTGGGAGCGTCCGCCACGCTGGACGCCAAGCTCGAGCAGGCATCGGATGGCAGCGGTACCGGCGCCAAAGATGTTTCGGGTAAGGCTATCACCCAGCTGACCAAGGCGGGCAGCGATGATGACAAACAGGCGCTCATCAACTGCCGCTACGAGGAGCTGGACATTGCCAACGGGTTCAACCACGTGAGGCTGTCTATCACGGTTGGCACTGCTACCAGCGACGCCGGAGGTTTGCTGGTAGGCGGGCATGCTCGGCACAACCCGGCATCGGCTAACGATGCCTCCACTGTCGACGAGATCGTCGCTTAACTGTTGCTGACAAGGGCGGCCAGGTCGCCCTTGTCGGAAAGAGGGAATCACATGGCGTTGACACTTGCCAGCCCGCCCAGTGTTGAACCGGTGTCGCTGGCTGAGGCTAAGGCGCATTGCCGTGTAGAGCACGACGAAGACGATACGCTGATATCGGCGCTGATTCCGGCGGCGCGCGAGCATGTAGAAGCGGTGACTAAGCGGGTGTTGATCACCCAGGAGTGGACGTGGAAACTTGATGCCTTTCCTTGCCAATTCAACATGCCAAAGCCGCCGCTCCAGTCGGTGGAGTCGATCACCTACGTGGATTCGGCCGGTAACACACAAACGCTGGATGCCGCCGAGTACCGCGTGGACAACGATTGCGAGCCCGGGCGCATTACCGAGGCATACGATGCCTCCTGGCCGACGACGCGGTTGGTGACCAACGCGGTGACCGTGGCGTTCACTGCCGGATACGGCCAGGCTGGAACCGATGTGCCGCAACCGATTCGGCAAGCGATTCTGCTACTGATCGGGCATTGGTATGAAAATCGCGAAAGCGTTGCTGTGGGTGTGTCCGTGGCTGAGTTGCCGCAGGCGGTTGAAGCGTTGTTATCGCCGTATCGGATGGTGTATTTCTGATGCGCGCCGGGTCCTTGCGCTACCGCGCCACGTTGCAGCAGCCCACACAAACACGTGGTGCCAGCGGCGAGGCAGTTGAAACCTTCGTGAACGTGGCCACCCGGGCGTGTGGGTTGGTTATGGCATCAGGAACAGAGGCGGACACCAACGGCCTGCAGCGGCAAGCGGAGGCGCGCTACGTGGTGCGTATGCGATACGACAGCACGGTGGGTGCGGCCACGGCGAAATGGCGCATTTTGATCAGTGGTCGGACATTCCACATTGTGGCGCCGCCGGATAACGTCGGAAACCGCAACAGGGAACTCAGGTTTCAGTGCAGGGAATATGTCAACTAACCAGATTGAAGGCCTGGCAGAGCTGTCCAGAAAGCTCAGCAAGCTGGAAGCAGGCTTGGCTGCAAAAACCCTGCGTCAAGCGGCGATGAATGCCGCCACACCGGTAGTACGCGAGGCGCGTTTGCGGATACCAGTAGGCGAGGAGGCGCACCGAACCTATAAAGGAAACCTGGTTAGCCCGGGATTCGCCAAGCGGAACATCAAAAAGAAAATCGCGATCAAAGACGGGCGCGCAGTTGTTTCGATCGGTGTCGCGCGCGAAGCGTTCTATGTAGTGCAGTTCCTCGAACTCGGTACACGCTATATCCCAGAAACGCCCTGGCTTGTGCCGTCCTTCGTTGCGCAGCGGAGGAATGTAGAACAGCGCATGGCCGCCCAGCTAAAAACCAAGATCGAAAAACTGAGTCGATGAGTTTCAACGCCGATTTCTATGCCTGGCTGACCGCACAGGCAGGGGTTACTGCGCTTTGCGGGAGCCGCATTTACCCGGTGCGACTGGCGCAGGGCGCGGATTTTCCGTGTGTTCGTTTCGAGCGTGACGCGAATGGTGGCGTGGCGGATTTCGATGGACAGAGCAATACCACCCGAACTGATCTGCAAACCGATTGCATCGCGGAGACGCTGGATGCGGCCACGGCTCTGGCGGATGCGCTGAGGTCTGCGCTGAAAAATCACACCGGTGCGCTGGGTAGCAAACACGTATACCGCACAGACCTGATCACAGAATTCGACACCTGGGAGGATCGTCTCGCAGGTGGCCGCTACCGGGTATCGCAAGCCTGGACACTTTGGCACAACTGAGGACAAAAGAATGCCCGACTTTATCAACGGCGTAACGCTCAAACGCGGAGATGGCACCACCCCGACCGAGGTTTTCACCCCTATCGAAGGGCTGAAAGGCCTGAGCGGATTCGGCAAGGTAAACCCGCTGGTCGACGTAACGGACTTCGACTCTGCTGGCCGCGAATACATTGCCGGCCTTGCCGACGGCCAAGAGATCACCATGGAGTTCAATCATGACCAAACCGCCAGCACTGAGCTTTCTGGTCTGCTGGGTGACGTGGACGCCGGTACCAATCGCAATCTCCAGATCGTGATGGACGACGGCACTGTGACCTGGACGTACGAGTTCGCTGTGGTTCCGCTGAGCTGGGTGGTCAACCCTTCGTATGAGGACGCAAACAGCGTAACCGTGACCGCCAAGATCTCTGGCGCTATCACCAAAACGGTGAGCTGATGGACAAGGCTGAACTGATCAAAGCTGCGGCAAGAAAACGTGCGGTGGTCAATATTGAAGGGCTCGGCGAAGTGTCGATATCGGCCCTGACCATTCGTCAGCGGCAGGAGTTACCTGGAAGATTCGACGATGATCCAGCAGGCGCTGTCGCGTGGATGGCTGCCTGCGCGCTTGACGAATTCGGACCAGACGACCTGGACGACGTGGCGAACTTCGACCCGGCTGTTCTGCAGGAGATTACTGACGCTGTGCTGAAGCTGTCTGGCATCTCCTCAGACGAGGAGGACGAAGCAAAAAACGACTGAGGGCTAATCCAGAGCGGCTGTTCCTGTTCCGATTAGCCCTGGAACTAGGGATGACGGTGCACGATCTTCAGGATCGCATGCCGTCTGACGAGCTGACCGAGTGGATGGCTTACTGGCGACTGGAGCCGTTCGGTGCATGGCGAGACAACTGGCATCATGCCCAGATGCTGTCCATGACCTTCAACGCTAACAGAGGGCGCCGCCAGCAACCCATGCACGTCGGCGATTTTTTCTATAAAGATCAGGACACGATACGCGAAGAACAGTCGCGGAAGTTCATGAAAGGGCTCGACATGCTGGCGGTGAAAAATGGCTGATCTCGCAAAACTCGTTGTAAAACTGGAAGCGGAAAGCAGTCAGCTTCGCGCCGAACTCAAAAGCGCCAACAAGAAACTCGATGGCTTTGGGAAATCGACCAAAAAAGCCTTGGATAATGCATCAAAGTCGTGGCGAAACTTCAAAGGAACAATCGCAACGGCGTTGGCGGTTGGTGGTCTGACAAAGTTTGTCAAATCGTCGCTCGATGCGGCAGATAAAATCCAGAAGCTATCGCTTCGCCTTGGAGCCAGCACTGAGGCGCTTTCCCAGTACCGACACGTAGCAGAGCTGACCGGGGTGAGCTTCCAGACGCTTACCATCGGGTGGCAGCGCATGACCCGGCGGATCGCGGAGGCAGCGACGGGGACCGGAGAAGCGAAGAAAGCGCTTGCTGAACTCGGCCTGTCCGCCGAGCAACTGAACAAGCTGAAGCCGGATCAGCAGTTTGAGGTTCTGGCTGACGCCATCATGAACGTTGAATCGTCTGCCGACCGCGTCAGGCTGGCGATGAAGCTGTTCGACTCTGAAGGGGTGTCGCTGCTGCAGACCATGCAGGGCGGTAGTGAAGCTATTCGGAAAATGCGCGAAGAAGCTGACCGTCTCGGTTTGACCCTGAGCCAATCAGCAGCGGACAGCGCCGCAACTGCCAACGACGCCATGTGGAAGTTCAACGCCACGACGGTGGCGCTCGGGCAGACTATCGCCATAGCGCTTGCACCGACCATTGACGCCATGGCTACGTGGCTGCAGGAAAACATACCAGACGCGGTTCAGGTGACCATCGAATGGTTCGACAAGATGCGTGAGAAGTTTGGGGACTTCAACGCATGGATCACCAACGCGCTTGCCGATGCCGAATATGACCTTGCAGCAATCGCCGATTTCTTCGGTGCCGACACCATGGCAAAGGCGTTCCGTAGCGCCGGAGACAGCTATCGCCAGATGTCGAAGACGTGGGAAAAGTCCACTGATCGGATGCGCAAAAAGCAGGAGGAAATGAACACCGCTCGCCGAGATGGTCTCAAGCTTGGCGTCGACTTCAATAACCTATACAACGCGCAGATTGCAGAGCAGGCGCGCCTTGACCAGGAGGAGCTCAAAAACAAGGACGCGCTTGCGAAAGCCAAAAAAGCCGAGGTCGCCGCAGACAAGGCAAAGACGGCGGCACTGAAAGAGCAGGCCGATTGGCAGAAGAAACTGAACGACGTGATCGACGATGTGGATCCCGTTGCCCCACTGCTGCGCCAGCTCGAAGCCCTGGAGGAACTGAAGCAGCAGTTCCCTGCCTACGCGGACATCATTGCCGAGAAGGCGCTGCAGATCCAGGACGACATCGACGAGATCAACAACAAGGTCGACGACAGCGTCGACAAGCTCGAAGAAACCAAGACAATGGCCGATCAGATCGGGGAGGCATTCAACACCGCGTTTGAGAATGCCATCGTGGACGCGCAGAGCTTCGGTGACGTGCTCAAGGCGCTTGAGCAGGATCTGCTGCGGATCTTCCTCAAGAAGAAGGTATCTACCCCGCTGTATACCGCGTTCGAGAAGGCAATCGATGGCTTCGACATCACCAGCTTTTTCGGTGGTGCCAGGGCCGCCGGCGGGCCGGTCGAGTCCGGGAAAGCCTATCTTGTCGGCGAGGCCGGGCCTGAGATCTTCGCTCCACAGGGCGCAGGAACCATTATTCCCAACGTCGCAGGCCAGTTCGGCAGCAACATCACGGTCGTGCAAAATATTCGCACGCCAGACGCCAACAGCTTCAAGCGCACATCTCGGCAGATCGCCCAGGATGCGCGGCGCGATTACGGGAGGATGTTCTGATGAGTTTTTACAACGACGTCATTTTCCCGACCGGGCTCAGCTCAGGATCCGCCGGCGGGCCGAGGTGGGCCGTCGAGGTGTCCGTCAACGACGCCGGCTATGAGGAGCGGAACAATCCTTGGGCGTATCCGCTGCACGACTACGATGTTGCATACGGCGTCAAAGACATCGCCGACCTGGAAGAACTGCACTCGATTTTCATGATCGCGCAGGGCATGACGCATGGGTTCAGGTTCCGCGACCCTCTTGACTGGAAGTCGTGTGCCAGGGATTCAGATCCCGCGTTCGACGACGTGGTCATTCTTGGCAGCGCCGTCGGCGGTGAAACATCGCTGCAGGTTTACAAGACGTATGCCTACGCCGGAGTCGAGACCCAAAGGAAGATCACCCGAATCTTCGGGACGATGCTGCTCGGCATTAACGGGAGCGAGAAAACCGCCGGCACGCACTTTACCATCAACAAGCAAACCGGCGTGATTGACCTCACCGGAGGGTCAACGCCGCATGGCGCGCTATCCGAGTCTGACGAGGTGACTGCGGGGTTCCAGTTCCACGTTCCTGTTCGCTTCAACTCGAATTCCATTTCGATCCAGCTCGAGGAGTACACACACGGAACTGCCAGTGTCCCGCTGACCGAGGTGCGCGAATGAAAAGCACATCGGCCTCAATTCTGCTCTCCAGCACACGGTGCTCCTGCTGGAAGGTTGTCAGGTCAGATGGCACAACGCTGGGGTTCACTACGCATGACCAGACGCTCACCATCGACTCGTTGGCTTACGAGCCGTCCGGCAGCTTCGCGAAGTCGGCAACCAAGCAGACCGAAAACTCGACGGAGGACAGCCAGGCCCTGTCTGGGGTGCTGACGTCAGACCGGATTACTGAAGCTGACCTTGCCGCTGGGAAATACGCTGGCGCGGTTGTCTATTCGTTCGAGGTTGATTTCAACGATCTGGCCGCCGGAAAGCACAAGTTGGACGCCGGGGTAATCGGTGAGGTCAGAATGACGCGCGCCGGCTTCCAGGCTGAGGTGATCGGGATCGAAGCGCTTCTTGGGCGCAACGTCGGGCGTTTATTCACCCGATACTGCCAGCACACACTTGGCGATGCCAGCTGCGGCATAACGCTTGACCCGCCCAACTGGGCTGCAACAACGGCGTATGCGCTCAATGCCGCGCGCTCGCCAACCGTTTACGATGGCCGGCGATACGTGGTTACAACCCCTGGAACAAGCGGATCCACCGAGCCGACCTGGGACACGACGGTAGGGAACACCACGACCGATGGCACCGTGGTCTGGACCTGTTACGAGGCATACACCAAGCAGGGTTCGGTGACCGGCGTAAGCGACAGCCGGACATTCGCCGATAGCGCGCGCACAGAGCCTGATGGCGACTTCGCGTTCGGATGGCTGACATTTTCGACTGGGCAGAATACCGGCATTCGCCTGCCAATAAAGACCAATGCAGCAGGCACGCTTTCATTGATCGTTCCAGCGCCATTTGCAATCCAGCTTGGCGACACGTACACCGCCGTGCGGGGCTGCAACAAGCTCCTCAAGGCCGCTGGCGATACCTGGGGTTCCCCGTACACAGGAGACTGCAGGGCGAAGTTTAACCTCGAGCGCGGTGGCAACGCGGCAAACTTCGGAGGGTTCCCGGAGCTGCCGGGTAACGACGTCATCGCAGCGGGGCCGCTATGACCAACAGGCAGCAAATTGTCGACTGCGCGCGAAGCTGGAAGGGCGTTCCTTTTATCCATCAAGGCAAGACCAGGGATGGCGTGGATTGTTATGGATTCATCCTCGGCGTTGTGAATGAGCTTGGGATTGCGGTAAATCACACGCCGATCAACGACTATCCTCGCATCCCGGACGGGCGAATGCGCAACCTGCTGCAGGAGGCGCTGGAGCCGCGCAAGTTTCTTGACCGCAAGCCGGGTGACATCCTGGTATTCGCCTGGGGTGGTGAGCCTCAACACCTTGCAATTCTGGCTTCACAGGATTCGGTAATACACGCCTACGGCAGTGATCAGCGTGGTGGGGTTGTCGAGACCCGGCTGGCCGGCAGGCTGCTGGATCGCATTCGTGGCGTGTACGCCATTCCGGGGGTTGAGTAATGGCGACGCTGATACTCACGGCTGTAGGCCAGATGGCCGGCAAGGCGCTCATTGGTGGCGCAATCGGTGGAGCCTTGGGCGGGCTTGCCGGGAGTCTGGTGGCAAACGCCTTATTCGCGGAGGACCAGCACCAGGAAGGTTCAAGACTTGATGATCTCGGCGTTTCAGCAGGTGGAGCCGATGGCGCATCGATCCCGCTGATCTACGGGACGATGCGCGTCGCCGGGCAGTTTATCGTCGCAGACGACTTGGTCGAGTCCAAGGAAACCACGACGGTCAGCGGAGGCAAGGGCAGTGGCCCATCGGTCACGCAGACCACCTACACCTATTCCATGACCTATGCGGTCGCCTTCGCGGAGCCGCCAACTCGTGGCCGCGCGATCAAGATCTGGAACAACCGCAAGTTGACCGAGGATTACTCTGGGAACTCAACTGCGCAGACAGAAGACGGCACCCAGAACATCTACTACTACGACGGCACGCAGACTGAGCCGGATTGGGAACTCGAAGCGCTCATCGGTGAGGGTAATGTCCCGGCGTATCGCGGCATCTGCTACGGGGTGTATACCGACCGCATTCTGACCGACTGGGGTAATCGCCCGCCCCTGACCGAAGCTCTGATAGCCACCAACAGCACGACATCCATCCAGTTTGGATTGATCAGCCCATACGATTCGCCGGTGATCGCAGAAGCGCTGCAAGGGTCGCAGGGAAACCGTATCCCGACAATTGAATACTCATCGAAATTCGACGTCGTCGTTACTGCCTGCCATGCATACTATGGTGGCTACATAGCCGGGCTGTTCTGGCTTGATCCCTACACAAAAGAGGTCCTGCACGGCTACAGCCTTGGAGGCAACCTATCCATGATGGTGGCCTTGATCGGTAGCGAGGCCGCTGGTGGGCAGGACTGGGCGATCGCCTACTCATCAAACACCGGGTATGGGACCGTATGGGGCACGGCCGATGGCTCTTACAAGTACACCTTCAACACCGGAGGCTGGGGGGTCAAATTCGTTTGCGAAACTGATGATGGGTTTCTGATGGCCAACGCAGCTGGCGGGGTCCAGATATTCGTCAAGCAGACCGGGTCGAGAACCTATGTTTCCAGCCTGAACGTACCGCCTGGATACGTCCTGTCGACGAACGACCTGTATGGCGCCTACGCTGGCGGGAACATCCTGACCCCAATCAAACAGAGCAGCCCATCCAGGTTTGCGGTCGCGATCCTGAAGCCCTTGCTAACCGGCGGCAGCGGCTCTGACCACTTCTGGGACGAACCTCAGCTCGCCGCCGAAGAGATCAATGCCTTCGTGGCGCGACCCTGTATCGATGACAACGGGCTGGTATGGTGGCCGGTCAACTGCACGTTCACTGGGGGGTCTGGCGGCGGATTCTGGGTTACTGATTCGCGCGGAGCGAATGGTGAGCTGGTATCGCTTTACGACCTGATCGAGCTGAACGGCTGGAGCCCTTGGTATTACAGCTGGACCGGCCACTACCAGCAGTGCCTGACCCGCAACGAAAACACAGGCCGCTTCTGTTTTCAATGGTACGGGAGTCTGTGGAGCCTTGACCCGATTACCCGGCGGATGTGGCGCTGGAGCCTGAGCGGCGCCGGAGCTACTTATTACGGTGCGGTCACTCACCACGATGGCCTAAACACCTACTTCTCCGGCACGCTTGCCGACGATGTCCTGACCTACAGCCCGGACGTTTATACGGTTCAACAGCAGCCGGTCGCCGACATTATCGAGGATCTTTGTGAGAGGGCCGGACTGTCCTCTTCAGAGGTTGATGCCTCGGCGATAACCATGGATGTTGATGGATTTGCACACACACGCCACGGTCCGCCAAAAGCATCCATATCGGCGCTGCTGCGCATCGCGAATGCCTATCGAGTATCAAGCGACTGGCAGCTGAAATTCCTACCGCTTGGAGCGAATGCGGTTGCAACAATCGACGTTGGAGATCTTGGCGCCCGAGAGGCCGGCGGCGACCCGGTGCTGCCACTGGAAACATTCCAACCCGCGTCTGCAGAGATCCCGCGCAGCCTCACCCTTCGGTATCTGTCGAGTGATGCGGATCAGCAGGCGGCGGTTGTCGTTGCAGAGGTCCCGTTCGGTAATGTTGGCACGACGGCTACTGCGGAGTTCGCGCTTGCGATAACAGACGCAGAGGCGGCCATGCTGTGCAAGCGCCTTTTGCAAACGACTGCAGGTCAGTACACCCACGCATTCACGCTTCTGCCAAAGTACGGCTATCTGGATGCCGGGGATTGTATTGTGATCCCAACGTCACAGGGTTCCACGCGCGTGCGTTTAACGTCGATTGACCGGGGCGCAAACGGCGTGATCGATGTGCGCGCGGTTTCAGATAGTACCGATGACTTGGTCGCCTACGTGGTTGCCCCTGGATCTGGCTACAAGTCGCAATCGGTGACCCGCTCAGGCCCGGCGAAGCCCATAGTGCTCGACGTTCACACCCTGCGCGACGCCGACGATTTGGACAACCCTTCTCCCTACCTGACCGCATTCGCCATTGGTGAGCGCTGGAATGGCGCGCAATTCTACCAGTCTCCAGATAATTCCGATTTCACTGCGATTGGTGTTATCACAGCCAAGGCACCTGCTGGCTTTTGCCAGACCATTCCTGTTCCGGTGTATGACTTTGAATCCTACGACACGCAGACCATTCGGGTGAGGATCCAAAACGGCGCGCCATTGTTTAGCGTGACGGAATCTGCGCTGCTGCAGTCAAACGCCAACGTCGCGGCGTGGGGGCAGCGTGGCCGATGGGAGATCGTGCAGTTCAAAGATGCGTTACCAGTGGTCGGGCAGGCCGGCGACTACGACTTGACCAACCTGCTGCGAGGTCGACGAGGATCCACCGCGAATATGCGCAACCACGGGCAGAATGATGTGTTTATCCTGCTCACTGAGCAGACCGTCATACGGCAAGAGCTTGCTACTGCCAATATCGGGGAAACTTGGTATTACAAGGCCCCGCAGTTTGCATCAAACCTCGCGAATGCGATCACGGTTTCCGATGTCCTGGCCAACGTGCCTGCGATCCCATACGCGCCCTGTAACGCGAACTGGGAACACACCAACAACATCGGGCGAACTCTGGATTTCACCTTTGAGTGGCGGACCAGGAAGGGCGGCAAGATCGGCGGCGCGAACGGTTTGACTGACGGCGTGGCTGGAAGCATGACCGACGAAGACACCGGCGATTTCGAAACCCTTGATGAAGCGCTTGCGCCGATCAGCACCTATCAAGTGTCGGGGGAATCGCACCAACTGACAGACGCGCAGATCGCGGCAGACTACGATCCAATCGTGCCCCACGAAATCAGCGTCCGCATCGCCCAGGACGGGAGTGACAGCGGCGCACTTGGGGCTTGGTATTTCAAGCGAGGCATCCAGCTTGGCTCGGTGGCTTTGGCTGAGGATGGTGGTGAGCATGCGTGCCTTGCCTCAGTACAGAAATCTACCGGCGACTACGTCTATGTCGGGCGCATCATTCGGGCCAGCGACGGCTCTTACAAAACGGTGATATGAAATGGCAGAACGTGACGTCGTTGCACTCAACGAGGCAACCCCACAGCTAGAGGTTCCGCAGGGCAGCGATACCTATCGTATGCCGTGCGGAGTGAATATCGAAGGCGACCTGCTCATAGCGAACCGGGCGCTGTTCGAGGAAACAGGAACTCGCCTCGGATCTGGCACGGCCATCGCGGCCATTGATACCTCTGGTGGAACCCTCCAGCTATGGGCTGGGGCGCGATACACCACGGGCGGCAACCTTGTTATTAAAGCTGATGGGGACTTCGATTTCCGGGTTGGCACCAACGCCTTCTTGAAGTGGGACGAATCCGCCGGACAGCTGGTGGTGAAGGAGGGCGCAGGCACCAAAGACAACGCGGCAACTTTCGATTCTTCCGGGATGACGCTATTGCAGGGTGGCATCAAGCTTGACGGGCTGTCCAGCAGCGACGCGCACACCCTTGATGACTACGAGGAGGGCGCCTGGACACCTACGTTATCCGACGGTACTAACACCCTATCTCCCGCCGACTTTGATGTTCAGTATGGTGCCTACCGAAAAATCGGCACCTTGGTTTTTGTGGACATGAGAATAAAGCTCAACTCGGTCGGTAGTTTGTCCGGGCTCATACATGTGGCAGGGTTGCCATTCAACAAAATCGCGGCGGGTGATGATCGTCCGTCACTGCAAGTCGGCTACTTTGCTGGAGCGAACTTGGCGGCTGCCTCGGCGCTTGCTGGCGCTGTGGCGGAATTTTCAAGTGCAAGTAAAATCTTTCCCACCGTATTCGATTCGACTTCTGGCCCAACTGGGCTTGATGCCAGCGAAATTACATCAGCGTTTGAGTTGAGAATATCCGGCGCATACATAACTGAGGATTGAGTCATGGTAATTACAAAGCGAGTTGAAATTGGTGAGATTCGGGTGCGGCCTGACGGTAGCATGAACGTTCGTACCGATACCATTATCGAGGAGGACGGCGTAGAGATCAGCCGCTCATACCATCGGAAGGTAATCCAGGCTGATGAGGACATTGCGGCTGAGGATTCCTTCGTGCAAGAGATCGGCGCGCCGCTGCGGACCCCGGAGCGCATCAACAAGGTCATCGAAGATAGGCGGAAGGAAAAGTAACATGCCTGGAAAGTACACGATCACGATCAACAAAGGTGAGGACGTCGATCTCAATCTCACCTACAAGGACGGCGCTGGCAATCCGGTTGATCTGACCGGGTACACAGCCGCTTTCCAAATCAGAAAAAACCCAACAGCCGATGCGGCCCTGGTGAATCTCACTCACTTGGCAGGAATCACGCTTGGCGGTGTTTTGGGTACTATCAGGATTCAGATCAACAATGATGTCACTTCGGCGCTTGAGATAGACAGCGGACACTACGCGCTAGAGATCGACAGCGGAACCAAGGTAACTCGCCTGCTAGAGGGCCTGGTGATCTGCACACCTGAGGTCGTCAGATGAGCACTGGCGATAGCGTCATCGTCGTGACCGAAACCGAGTTCCGCACAATCGAAATAGACGATGGCTCCGAGGTTGTCGTCATCGAAACAGCGCCTGACATCATCGAGGTCGTCCAGCAGGGTCCGCAGGGTCCACCAGGCGGTGTTGGCGGTGGTGGAGTGACCGACGGCGACAAGGGCGACATCACGGTTAGTGGCGGCGGAACCGTATGGGTTATCGATGTCGGCGCAGTCACTTCTAGCAAGATTGCAGAAGCCGTTCTCGTAGACATCGCCGCCGGCGTGATTGCGTATGGATGGGGAGACCATAGATTAGCGGGCTACCTGAAAAGCTTCTCGGAGACTGACCCGGTTTTCCTGGCAAGCCCTGCCGCCTCTATCTCGTTGTCAGATGTCGGCAACTGGAACGCAGCCTATGGGTGGGGCAACCATAACCTAGCGGGCTACCTGAAAAGCTTCTCGGAGACTGACCCGGTTTTCCTGGCAAGCCCTGCCGCCTCTATCTCATTGTCAGATATCGGCAACTGGAACGTAGCCTATGGGTGGGGCAGCCACGAGGGGCTGTATGATGATATCGGTGCTGCGGCAGCGGCTGTGGACGATCACGAGGCGGCAGGCCATCCCCACTCGCAGTACCAGCTGATAGCAACTCTGCAGACCCAGGTGTCTGCCAACAGCGATGTGACGGCCAATACCGCAGCCCGGCACACTCATGCGAACAAGACGGTCCTTGACGCGACCACTGCTCCCTATACGACCGCTGACCAAAGCAAACTGCAATCTGTTGTAGTGCTCTCGGAGTCTTCGCAGGCCCCGACTTCGTCAGATATAGCCGCAGCGCTGAACACGCACTACAACGTGGACCTCAGCAGCCTGACTGCTGACGTGCACCTCGTATTGCCCACCCCAGCATCCAGCGCAGACAGAATCTCTCTGTACATCGAGGTTGGAAATTCGACCTACCTGCTTAAAGTGAAAGGCGACACCGGGGTGAAGTTTTTCGCAGAAACTGCCTCAGAGGACGATCGCTTTCGCTATTACACCGCAGGTGAGTCGGCGACCTTGGTTCCGAACTCATCCCTGGACGGCTGGATTATCCCGAGACACTTGGACGGGCGCATGCCCGGCGCGGTGCGCATTGAAGGGGATGGATCGACGTCGCAAACCTATTCCGGGTCCAGTTGGGTGGATCACGGGAACATGCCGGCTACAGCCTTCAACGATGGGTTCATCGCGGTAGCGGGCGACCCTGGCGACCCGGCAGCGCCCACAGCCTCAACGGTTGCGCCTCGCCGTCGGATGAATCTCACCGGGTCTGCAAACTACGCATCGAATAACAACGCGGTGCCAGATGGCACCAACGTCAAAGTGCAGGTCTACGATTTCACGACGGCAACCGCGTTCAATTCTGATAACCGGGCGATGGGGTCGGCAACTCGCTGCGTGATGGCCTTTCCATTTGATTACAGAGATGTCGCGCCGGGTGACGCTATTGGGGTGCGATTCCAGGGTGTGGATAATCTAGGTGTTGCGCCATGGAATACCCAACATCTTGTCGTAAAGGAGCAACTCGCATGAGCTATCCGCAGGGCACCGCAATCGCGCTTGACCGCATGGGTTACTGGGACTGTCAGCTCAAGCCGGTGGACGGCGGTGAAGAGATGGTGTATTGGGCGCACGACGAGCCAATACCGGAGATCACCAAAGAGCAGGCAGAGCAAGCGGTGCGCGACTACAACGTCGATATGGCCTACGCGGTCCACAAGCAACGAATGGACGCGCTGGTATCCAAATACCCCTACGCCGAAACTCTCGACTGGCGGGAACTGGAAAGCGATGCGCGGGCGTACCTGGATAACGGCGTCATCGGCCGTCAGTTGCAGCGTTTCGTTGACCATGGGTACGACCCTATTGAGTACAGCACCAGGGTGATCACGAAAGCAGACGCGCTCGATGCGGCAAAGATCGCGATGATCTCAGCCCGTGACCAAGTTCGAAAAGAAGCCGCCGAAGCCGACAATCCGTTCGTGTTCGATGTTGCCACGCGATTTTTTGAGCTAGTGGATGCCGAGTGAGCGACGAAATCCATATCGAAACCCGACTGACACGGCTGGAGAGGGACGCGGAGAAAGCGTCGGATGAAATCAGGCAACTGATTATCTCCACGCAACGAATGGCCGACCTGCTCGAGGCTCAGGCGCGGAACACGCCCAAGCTCGACCTGCTGCTGTCCAAGGTGCATGACCTGGAGCTGGGCCTGAGCAACGCGCAGTTGGTGCAGAAAGGCGTCGTTTGGCTGGCGGGGATTGTCGGTTCGAGCGCGGTGGCGATGGCGATGGCGTACATTTTCGGGGCCACAAAATGACCCTGTATGTGTGGAACATGCTCAGCCTCGGGGTTTACGCGGCAGTCGTCGTGATGGTGATACGCACCGGATTCATGCTGTGCAGTGTCCGCATATCGAGAACGCTCTATGTTCCTGTTGCCGCGTTTCTGATCGCGCTGCTTTGCCAAGCTGGCAGTTTTCTGGTGCTCCAGTCGCATTGGATAACCGAGGATTTCAACTCGGTTGTTGGCGAGGAGGTCAGCCTTGGTTGGATGCTTTTCGATTATTTCAACGCGGTTGCGATGCTGAGCTTCGTGATCGGACTGCGGACCTACCTCGGGTGGAAGACCCCGGGGAAATCGTGTGACGGGAAACTTCAATATCGGCGTCGAGCCGATGATCAACCATAGAGGCAAAAATGGCATATCAACTGCGAATCACCGTGGAGCAACTGGCAGACAACAACGAGATCATGTCGGTCAGCCAGAAGGTTTTTTCGGGTTACACCGATGTGACTGACGCAAACCTGCACAACCTCGCCATCGAGCGGGCGCTGCTGAAAACGCATTCAGAGCTAGCTGTCATCAAGGCCGGTGACGAAGCCAAGGCCGGGAGGGCGATGACCGACCTGGAGCGCATGGAACTCGGGCTCGAATGAACGGCAAGGTTCGCTGGGTGGAGCGCAAGCAAGCGCGTTCCGCCAGAAGATGGTAGGTCAGGATTTCAAAACGAGTCATTCGCAAACCCGTTCGCAAACTATTGATTCTTAATGTTGGAAAACGCGTGTTATCGTAGTTGATAAAATAGGCGAAACACGAGAAATATCAACGCGATGCTGTCGCAACAGTAGCTTATTGACATGGTGGGGGTCGGAAGTTCGAGTCTTCTCGCGCCTACCAATTAAAACAGAGGCTTACGCGAGTTTCTGGAATTGGTTATCGCAATCTATCGCAAACCAATCGCAAACTGCCCCGTTTATCGGGGCTTTTTTGTGTCCCCGTAAACCGCCGGAATCGTCACTGTGGTCCACGTGTGGCCCTCCAGGTAATGCGCCGTCATCCGCTCGGTGGTGTGGCCGCGTAGCACCTGTATCTCCCGGGTAGTCCATCCCTGTTCCTGGCGTAGGTGTTCGCCAAGGGCGATGATCTCGTGGAAGGTTGGGCGCTGTGCCGGTGTCAGCTGCTCGAACCGCCCGCAGGCCTCCCTGGCCAAGGCAAATCCGTCAGAAATCTGCTTGCATGAAAGCTGGAACGGATGGTCCTTTTCCTTGCTCTTTTTCACGCGCTCCGGTCGTTTGTGTACCAGAAACGGGCAGGGGATGTCGTCACGGCAGCGGCGGATCAGGTCATCGAGGGTGCGATCGCCACGCTCAGAGTGCGCCAGCGGCATATTTAGTGGTATCCGCAGCCAGGCGCTGGGGCCGTGTTTGCGGGTTTTGCTCTGGATCACGTAGGCGAACCCGTCTCGCTGGTCCTTGAACTGCCATTTCTGGATATCACTGCGCCGCTGCAGCGCGTTAAGGGAGAGGTCCATCGCGTTTTTTATCGATTGCGATGCCTCGGCGAAAATTTCCTTGTAGTCGTCGAGGCTGAGACGTTCCCGGGTGCGTAGGCCTGTGTCGCGTGGCACGATCTTGGCGATTAGGTTGTCGCTGAGGATTCCATCGCTCACGGCGTGTTTGTACAGCCCGGCGAGCACCTTGCGATGTTGGTTAGAGGATTCAGCGGTGCTGCGCCTTGTCAGGTAGGCAGCAAGCTGAGCCTGGGTGATATCAGCCAGTGCCAGGTGCCCGCTGATCTCGGCCTCGAATCTGTCTAGGATCCGACGGCATTCGGTGAGGTAGGCTTCGCTGAGCGGATGGCCTTTCACACGACGCGCTGGCAGGATCTCGTCGCGGTAGCGCTGCAGGTACTCGGTGACTGTCACCTGTTCGGCCTGGCCGGTCATGATCTTCCGCATCATGGCGGCGCCCACTGCTAAGTGGGCGTTGACCTGGTTTGCCGCGTCGATCGCTGCTGCCTTGTCGTAGCCCAACGAGGTGCGCTTCCCGGTCTGCGGGTTACGGTAGTAGTAATAAGGACCGCGCGGATTGGTGGTGTAATAGAGGTTTGGTGGCAAGTCGCGGTTTTTTCGTTGGCGTTTTGGTGACATCAGCTTGCGACTCGGATCGGTGTCACGTTCGGTGGGAAATCTATCGGGCTTTGGGTCGAAATCGCGCCGGTGCTTGTCACGTGAGTGTAGATCATCGTGGTTTCAAGGTTGGCGTGCCCGAGTAGTTCCTGCACTGTGCGAATATCGGCGCCAGCCTCTAATAGGTGGGTCGCAAAACAATGGCGGAAGGTATGGGCGGTTACCCGTTTATCGATTCCAGCGGCACGCCGAGCAGCTGTGATAGCTTTGGATACAGCGGATTGATGAATGTGGTGCCGGCGCTGCTCAGATCGTTCTCGTGGGTCTTCACTGATCCTAGATGCGGGAAAAAGAAACTGCCATCCGAACTCCTTCACTGCGCTTGGGTATTTTCGTGCCAAGGCATGCGGCATGTAAGCGTCGCCAAATCCGGCGGTCAAGTCTGCGTTGTGAAGACGTCTGACCTCTTCGATGTGGGTGTCGATGGGTTTGACCAGGAATGTGGGGAGCATCACAACCCGGTCTTTCGCGCCCTTTCCGCTGCGCACAGTAATGGTGAGGCGATTGAAATCAATATCCTGCACGCGTAAATTCAACACCTCGCGCTGGCGCAGCCCTGAGCCGTACATGATTGACGCGATGATCCATTTCATGCCGCGTAACTGATTGATCACCGCAAGCGTTTCTTCACGTGAAAGCACGGTAGGTAGGCGTTTCGGTTTCTTCGATCGCACGAAGCTAGAAAAATCTTCGAGTTCCAGCTGCAGCACGTCTTTGTACAGAAAATTAATCGCGTTCAAAGCAACGCTCTGAGTGCTGGCCGACACGTGCCGCTGGCTCGCCAGGTAAGTGAGAAAGCTGACAATCCTGGCTTCTCGAGAATCATCGGAACGTTGACGGCACCAGCCGGCAAAACGCCTTATCCAGTGCAGGTAGGTTCTCTCAGTGGCAAGAGAAAGATGGCGGCGGCGGCAAACGTCGCGGGCTTTTCGCTCAATCTGCGAGATGTTCATTATTGTGCGCCTTGTTCAATATGCCGTATTGCGTGTGAATACCTGTTAGGCAGCCTCATGCTTGTCCACGAGGTCAAACCACAGCCAGGTGAACAAGGCCGATTGGTCGATCATTTCCCATGAATCCTCGCCCCACTCCATGTAGCAAAACTCGGTATCGAGATCGCGGTCTATCACCACCTTAGCGGGAAAGTATTGCTCCACCTTGCGACGGTTCAGGCGCACAGTCACATCAAAGAAAAACTCATCGCCATAGGTGTCGGTCTGTTCGATCTCAAAATGGAAATCACCATCCCAGTCAGTAACCGCATCATTCAGTGCTTCGGTAAGTACGTGTTTCATAGTCAGTTCCGTAATCTGCCTAACAAGTAATTCAACGAGCGACCCCGGCTTCGCCGGGTCGCGTTAATAAAGTCGTTATGTGCGTAAAGCACAACATGGGCTGGCCAGTGTGGCACTTCGTAGGAATAGTCCTTGCGAACTTGAAAGCCTGGTGGCGGATGGTGGGCGCTGAAGCGCAGCGATTCCGGGGGCTGTTCCTCCGGGGTTCGCGAAGGCAAAATCGGAGAAAGGAAGGCACGTTGGAAAAGGAAGGTTCATTGCTGAAAAAGGTCGGTCATTTTTCATGCCGTGCTGTTTTCAACTGGTCTATGCCGGGCAAACCACCGCAGGCCGCGGAAGGCTGGGTGTTTCCGTGCGCCGCAGCACATAACAAGTCGCTCATGCCGTTCGCTTCGCTCACTCGGACGCCTGGTGCTACGCGGCAGCTCGCGCATGCCTTCGGCATTATTGCGCAAGCTTGCCGCTGCGCACCAGCCGCCGCATAGCTTGGCGTTATGCGTCAAACAATCCCGTCACGCCTATTCCAGAGATCCATTGCATCAGTTTCGTTATCGCCCCAGGGGCCGCGTGCCCCACAATCACCACACACGACAATATCTGCATGCTCGCGCACGTTGTCCCCGCAGTCATGTTCGCTCACGATCAATTGCCGGTTCCCGCAAAAAGGGCATTTTGCTAAATTCCGCATGCTGGCCTCAATCGCGTCAACGGTTCCACCGCTTGCCCTCAAATCAGCAAAAGCGCGGTCTTCTCGCGCATCCAAATACGCATCAACAGGGATGGAAAACTCGTTGAAGCAACGTGCGCATTCGTCACGAGGCAATCCGTGTTTACAATTTTGTCCACTCATATTTCTACCCTCAAAAACGCATAACAAGCGGGTCAAGCGGAGCGCAAAAATCGCGCCCGCTTACCCTGATCGTTAGCGTGAAAGCATCCGCATCAGGTGGTCAGCTTGGCTCTTCGCGTCATCAACAGCTCTGTGATACACACCCTGACGTACCATTTTCACGTACGGGTTCATACTCTTTACAGTTCGATAGCAGCGGTCGTTCCAGAATTTCCACGGCTGTTCCATGCCGCATTTTCGGTATGCGTTGCTCAATATTGCGTTATCAAACGCAGCCCCATTTCCCCACACTTCCGCATCTTCTCCAACCCATTCGGAAAATTGTTTCAACGCCTCCACCAACGGAACGTTATCACGCTCAAACTGTTTCCTTGCATCGTCGCTCTGCTTCATCCACCACATGATGGTACTGGCATCAATCTCCAGTCCAACCGCAACCGATGAGGCCAGATCAACCACCGCATAAAATTCATCGGTAATTTCACCGACATCAAAACGGGCCGCCCCGATAGCGATAATCGCGGCATTAGTGCCGTTTCCCATTGTTTCCAAATCAAGCATTACTCTGTTCATGTTACCTCCAAAATTCACGCTAACAAGCAAGTCAACTCGGACTCGCTACGCTCGCCGGTTACTTGGCCGTTAGGCCACTTGGCGCAGCATCAGTGCTGCCAGAATGCATCGGTGGTCGGTGTATCTTACGCAGAGCGTTCTTCGGTACGCGCAAAGTGCTCTCGATCAATCCTCTCTATCTCGGCGATAATTAGAGCCGCTGCCTTCACTAAGTCGCGCCGTGGAGATGTCGGTTTCCAGTATTGATCTTCCCAAGGCCAGTCGCACGGAGCATCCCAGTTTGCGCCGCGCTCTCCATTGGCAAGAACATCAGCCGCGTGGTCAGCGTATCCTGCTGCCGCCTTCGACAGCTCGCCGCCAAAGTGCTTATCATCATGTTCGGGGTTGAATCCTTCACGCTCGATCTGATGGCGGCGTTCTCGAATCACATCATCAATTGCATTGCTCATAAATCCTCCACGCTTAACAGCGTTGGGAGGCCGGAGGTTCTGGCAAAGGCATCCAATGAGTAGGAGATCCATCCCACCCGTACACGCTGTTGTCCAGGTCGTCGCGGCCAAGGTAGTCCCAGCGGTCAACTCGGATTCTTTCGTCCTCCGGCGCGCTCGGGTCATATGTCAGCACCAGCGTTTTTCGGTCCATTGGTGCTGTGGAAATTGGCTCCCACATAAATCTCTCCTAAAACAAGTAAATCGTGTCGCAGCCTATCGGCTGCTGGGACGCCGCGCAAAGCGCGCCGCCCCAAATGGTTGGTGTTAACAGTACCGATCTGCCGTCCAGGCATCCCAATCAAAGTCGCAGGCGTCATCGCCTCGGCAAAGCTCGGGTATCTGGTGACACTTTGGACACTCTGGTTCCAGTACCAGCACCTTTGTCCCGGGCGGGAAATGCTTGGCAGCTAGCTCAAGGGTTTCGCTGTAATCCGAGTCCATGTCGCCTTCCGCGAATCCCTGCCACTGCGGGCGTACTTGGTCGCACTGCTCGCCGTCGTACATGTCTGGTTTCATCTCGGCCCACATCGTTTTCCGGAAATCAAGACTCATAACAGTTTGCTCAAGAGGCGCCACAACGGCGGGCCTCAATCGTTGGTCATCAGAAATGGATAACTCATCTTTTATAAAACTGTCTTTCTGTTTCTGGCTAATCAGGCTTTTGGCCTTCAGCACGATGATCGGCTGGTTGTCGTCTCCGTCACGAACAACGAAACCCGTTGTCGATACCCGTTCACCATTCTGCAAATCAACAACAACCGGTGCTGATGGGATTTCAGAGGCCACATTGGCTAGTGCTTTGATTTTCACATCTACCTCCGTTAGCTGTCGCCCCATAGTTCTTCTGGGGTTGTGTTTGGGAACTCAGGTAAAGGCATCCAGTAGTAAATATGGTCTCCGTCATTTGTTGCCATATCCCACCGGCCGTATGTTCCGTTCGACCAACCGTCGCCAGTCCATGCCATAATTTCAACAGCAGGGTCAATGACCACACACGCCACAACAAGCACAGGCGTGTTGATCGGCGGCTCTGGTTTTGGCGCTCTGCCGTTGATCCGGCGCCAACCAGGCGTGTTCATATGGGGTTGCCGTCGCTCACTGTCGCTGACTGACGCTTTGATACCCTCAGTAGCAGCTTGTTGTGCGCAGGTATCGCTTGAGGAATCCGTCACGCTTCGCCTTTCCGTCGTTAGGCCAAAAATAGGTCGATGTCATGAATTGCAGCAGCCAATTCGTTGCTAGTTTTTTTCCATTTCGATCTTTCCTCATCGTCTTCGTGGTCTGATAAATCCATACCTTCCTTAATAGCTTTGGTAATACTGATTTTTCGTTCCGAATAATCATCGTAAATATGTATTTTGCCGTCATGTATACAAACATTGAGATTTTTGACCCATTCGCTGGTTGCCTCGCGCCACAAATCATCGGGGATGTCGTCGGCAGATATTTCCAATAAATCTAGCGCCTCTTTGAGTTTTTCATCTCGCATGTAGATCTCCAGTTAAAAGTCCAGCCTTGTCGTTATGAGTACCGATCTGCCGTCCAGGCATCCCAATCAAAGTCGCAGGCGTAATCGCCTCGGCAAAGCTCGGGTATCTGGTGACGCTTTGATGAATCCGTCACGCTTCGCCCCTCCAAATTCTCTCCAGGTGTTCAAGGTCTGCTTGATGCGGCTGGCCGAGGCCTACGCCAATTCGGCCCAGCTCGTAAGCGTGGGAGTAAACGCGGTATCGTAGCCACCAGAAGCGGATGTGTCGGATGATAGGCAGTCTCTTCATTCGGTCAGCCTCTTTCTGTTGCGTGTTCCCAGATGCGGTCTAGCGTCTCGATCTGCCGTTCTGTTGGTCTGCGGTCACGCTCAATCTGAGACCGTAGCGAGTCGATAAAGCCGGCTTCCCACTCAGTCAGACGGCTTTCGCGCTTCTCGCAGTCGTCGATCATGGTTAGGTGTTCGTCAGACCAATGGGTCATGCTGCGTGTACCGGGAGCAATTGTTTTGTTCGCGGATCAACCTTGTACAGTTCAACCCAGCGACTATTAGACGGTCCAATTTCGAGGCCATCATATTGCTCGGCAACTGCTGCGTGGTCGTCTGTGCATTCCTGTTCCTGGCTGCCGATCACTCTACCAAGGCTGATCAGATTGAAACGGTACAATGGCATTAGGCGCCTCTCTGTGATGGTTTATGTTTGGTTATCCTGCCGCCCTGGCCAGGATT